ATAATGAATTACAAACCGTAAAGCTAAGATTTCCAAATAATTTTATATCTTTAGCAAATCCTACTGACGGAGAAAGTGCATATCAAGATGCACAAGATTTTGGGGTAAGTTACGAAGAACCTATAATAAAATCTCCTGAATTTGCTTTTGATAATCCTTACTTTAGTGAATCTGTAGGTACTCAGTATGTTGTAAATCCTATAGACTACAAAGCATCATTTGCACAAGTTCCTGATACCACAGAAGCTCTTGATGACACTATAGACTTCATCTTACAAGATTTTAATCCAACTCGTAGCGGTCATGGTTTAAATAATGATGTAGACCCTGCAGGTGAAAAAATTAGAAGTCAGTATGAGGTTATGTCTTTTTTAACTAGAAATGCTCATGTAGATAATGATATTAATAATCCGAGAATACAATTTTTAAGACTACCTTCAGGTAATGTTTTAGAAGAAAGATTGAATCGTGCATTATTTAATCTATATGCAAATAGGGAGGGGATTGATATTGCCCCTTATGAAAATGGTACTTTACAAAGACCACAAATATTTGACAAATCATCAGTAAGGATTAATTCTGCAGCATCTTTTACTAAAGATTTTTTATTAAATTATGCAGAGGCTCAAGGCTTTACAAATTTAGATTGGTTTTCAAATAATTTTATCGTTCAAGATTCTGAAGTTGTTCTTGATGAAGGATTTTCAACTCAAGTTGTAGAAAATGTTGCAGATGGTAGTATGTGGAGAGATTTAGATATTAATTCTGAATCTTCATTTTATTATTTGCATACAGATGGTTCTGCACAAGGCAGAACAGGAACTATTGATTATCCGAATTTATTTGTAAGATTTGAAATTAGTGATACTTATAAAAGTTCATTAGAAACATCTTTTGTAACCATAAGTCTTGCTAACGGTAATTTAGCAAATTATAATGACCAAGAATATATAGGATTGTATTTTGACTTAATAGATATTGGTAATAATGTGCCATCATTGTTTCAAGAAGATGAACTTGGAATATATACTCCAATAAATCAAACTTTCAAGCAAAGAGTAGGAACTAATGATAGAAATCAAATAACAAAATATGACTGTTATTGGAATGGAACACCATATAATAACACAGATATTGGAAACCCTCTAAATTTTGGTACTGCAGAGCCTTATTTTGGATATTATACAGCATCTGATTTTACCTCTACTACATATAAGGTATCAGAATCTTATATATTTCCAAGTGCTAGTTTAGGTGCAAACTCAGGCTGGGTTTTATGGATTAGAGATGATATAACACAATTAGGAAGCAATGCAAATCCACAAACTTTTGCAAATGAAAAGAATTATTCTGCTGATAATTTAAAGGTTGCTGCTAATACTTTAATTCCTATGATTAATTTGTCAAAAACTTATGCTTCTCATGGCAGCTATTGGACAGGTTTTGACTTTGATACAGGCAATATGTTAAATTTAGATGCTGAAAAAATTACTATCAATAATCCAACTGATACTTCATCTCGTAGATATGGTGCTGTTTTTCCATTTAAAGACCAAGATATATCAGATGACATTAGAACAGATACATATTTTTCAGGTAAAATAAAACTGATATTTGATACTGAAGATACCACTAATTCTACAGATTCTTTTTTAAAGGTTAATTTAGGTGCAATGGATGTAGAGGCTGAAACATTTGATATAGATTGGGGTGTTTTTGATGCTAACCTAGACAATGAAAGTGCTACATTAATAAATCAATCATTGTCAGATTGTATTTTAAATACCAACACATATTATGATACATTTGACCAGTCTACTGACGAAACAAATCAAAATGCTTATACCTTTAATCATTATACAGAGCTTTTAAGTATAACCGATGAATTTCATAATCCCAACAATTATAATGCACTTGGGATGTTTTTTAGACTTGATGGTAATGTAAATCCTGCTAACATAGCAAAATTTAATTTAGAGGTAAATTCTATAAGTATGTTACATTATATAATTTTTGAGGCAGCCTTAGATTCGCCTATGTATGTCAATTTAGAAGGCAGGGTAAATTTATCAAGCGATATTGATGCAAACGGAAGATTTAAATATACAGGGGATGAAATTAACAATACAGATGATGTATCTCTTATTGAAAAACCATGTGATGTAATTTATCATTTAGCTGAAAAAGAATTAGAATTAAATGATTCTATTGATATCTCAAGTTTAGTAAAAGCTAGGAATGAGTCTATGATTGAAGAAATAGCGTTTAGTGCTAACGAAAACATAAAGGCAAAATCATTAATAGAGAAAATATGCCAAAGCACAAATATGTTTTCATCTTTTAAATCAACATCTGATTTATCTTTTATATCAATTAAATCAGAGTATGATTCTGCAGATATAACAATAAGAAGCAAAGATATAATAAGCTATTCTTTTACAAGAACTCCTATAGAAAAAATACATACTATTGTCAATGTTAAATATAAAAAAGACTATGCAGAAGGAGAAATGAAAGAACAGACAGGTTATTGTGATGGCTATGATTTTTTTGGTAATGCAGATTTAGGGTATAATAATGGTTATAGTTATGAATATTTAGGATTAGATAGAGAAGATAAGGTGCTAGAGTTTGAATCTGATATAATTAGAAATAAACAATCTGCTATTGCATTGAGAGATTTTATATACAAGTATAATTGCAATCAGCACAACATTATAAAATTTAAACTACCTTTAAGATATTTAAATTTAGAAGTTGGCGATGTCATAGAATTTGATTCTTTAATAGGAGATGTTAAGATTTATGGCGAAGATTACACACAGCCAATTATAAGAAACGGACAATTAATATATCCTTATTTTATCATTGATTCTATTGATAAAAAAAGAAATGAAGTAAATATTCAAGCAACACAATTACATAGGCTAACAGCTACATTTTCTGCACAAATAGGAAGCATCACAAGAACAGTAAGTCAAAATGATTTACCTAGTTTTACTATAGAAGATTTTAATGAATTAGAAGAATTTTTATTAGAAGAAAAACAATATTATACAACAGAGCAAAAAAGAGCTTCTGATTTAAATAGAGATGGATATATTGATGAACATGATTTGTTAGCATTAGAAGATTTATTAAATGTCAATGAATTTAATTTTGACGTAAATGCAGATGGAAATGTAAATGTTGTAGACATTATTGCAATTATGAATCAAGTTTTATCAAGCGAAGAACAATCAGATGAAATATTAAATCAATTTGATGTTAATGAAGATGGAACGGTAAATATAGTAGATGTTCTTTTAATAACGGAAGAAGCATTAGGAAATTAAATGAATTATAAAACACAAAGACAATTATCTAAATTAGTTAAAACAATATACACAGCAAACATACCTGATGCTACAAAAGGTACATTAAAGATTAATGATAATAATTTAGAGTTTGAAATAAATGGAGGATTTAGAAGGCTTACCTTTAATTTTAATGGTGCAATATTTATTTATAACAATCTTCCTGATGGTTATTCTATAAAAATGACTAATAGCATTATATCTATAAATAACTTATTATTTAAAAGGCTTAAAAATAATAATGTGTTATTTGAATATGATGGAAGTCTTAATATAGTAAGGGCTACTGCATATTCATTAGGGGGAAAGCCTATAAATTTAACTATTGAAGATAATACTAAAGCCGAACTCATTAATAATAGTAAAACAAATTTTGAAGATAACACTTTATTACTTCTTGAAGAATCAGTAATTCAAGATATTTCAATTATTAAAAAGGGAATAGATGATGATACTATAAAAGGATTAACTGCTCATAAACCATTATCTGATGGATATATTGGTAACTTTAACTATCATCCAAAAGAAAAAATTTATATGTCAGGCAAAATATTAACAAATCAATCCAAGCCTATTGGTAAACCTGCATCATTTTTTAAATTATCCAAAAATAAGTTAAATTTAGATACTGTATATAAAAAAACTCTACCTAAAACATCTCAAGATGTACAGAAAACAGAGCAGGTAGAAACAATAATACAGCCTAAAGCGATAATAAGACAAAGAAAAAAGCCTGAAGAAAAAACTAGAATCAAAGGAGGTAGTTATTAATGGCTTATCAAAACGTAGGAACACCAAGATTTTTTATAGATAATTATATGTATTTGCGAGCATTAGGACTTGACACAGAATCATATATTGAGCAAACAGGGATTGATAATGACGCTACTTTTCCTAATAATTATATGATTAGCCCTCTAAATAATGAAAATATATTTACATTAACACCTGATATTGGGAAACCACTACAAAGAAGTGAAGATTCAATGAGGTTTTTTATACCTTGTGGTAATTTAAGTGGTATAGATTACTCAGGTAATATGAAATGGTATGGTGCTATGTTAAATCATAACTTAGGAGATTGTAATGTAAGAATACAAAATATAATGTTTCACGATGCAGTAAATCAAGATTCAGATTTTTTTATTGCAGATTCTCAAGAAATCGGAATCCTAAATGCAGGTAATTATGTAGATGTAGTTACAATGCAAAATGGTTCATCTATTTGGTTTTCTGATTTAACTCCTGAAAATCAACCATATACAGGATTTGCAATAACAGGAGATGGTCATGGTGGAAGCCTTGAAACATTTGAAGTAGGTGCTATAAGTATGGGCGTTATGTATACAATGCCACATTCTCCTGATTTAAATCTTTCAATGGATATAGAATTTGATGGATATGACGAGTCAGAAACATTAGGTGGTTCTACACTTACAAATATAAGACAAACAGGTGCACCTTGTTGGACAAATAATGGTAAATATAATAGCCCATTTTCAGTAGGAGAGTTTTCAGATGATAAGATGCTTGGTGGTGCTAAAAGAAATGGAAGAAGAACTTGGAATCTTAAATTTAGTTTAATTTCTGATACTAATGTGTTTGCATCTAATTATATGAACACAATGCACACAGAAACAATTACAGATTATAATAGCTCAGATATAACGACTGAAAACGAATTTGAATACAATATATTTACTGATGATTCTTTTATAGCACAAGTATGGAATAAAACTTTAGGTGGTGCATTACCATTTATATTTCAGCCTGATTCTAATAACGATAATCCTGACCAATTTTGCATTGCAAAGTTTGACCAAGACACATTAAAGGTTACACAAACTGCTTTTCGTACTTATAGTTTTTCTGTAAAGATTCGGGAAGTTTGGTAAATCAAACATCCTCTCCATCAATTAATTTAAGAGTATCTTTACCAACTAATTCTCTTAATTTTAGATATTTAGCATATTCTTCTGCAAATTCTTCTAATCTAATAATTATGTAAGATTTGCCCCTATCTTCTCTTACCACTACCGAATCTACAAAGACACTAGGTTTTAGCCATTCTGCTATCTTTTTACGCCTTTTAGCCTGTATTCTGAGGTCGCCCTCTGCTAAACAATCAACCTCTTCATGCAATCCTAATGCTTGACCATTAGAACCCCATGCTCTTTTACATTCTATATCGTAAGATTCAAACAACCTTACAACCTCTCTTTCAAAGGCATTACCTTTTACTTTACTTGGATGAGCCATCTTCTTCTCCTTTTTTGCATTTTGGGCATTTTTTTCTCTCTAAACCTATTGTTGGAAAGTCTTTATAAATATTAAAAACATTACTCCATTTATTAGTTTTTTGTGCTTCTATGATACTTTGTTTGCTTCCATCAATAATTTCATAAACATTATTACATTTATCACATTTTTTTACTGAAAAACTACTATCTTCTTCTGTTAAATAACACATACTATCTCCTTATTCTTATTTTATAAATTACTTGTTCCGAATAAGGTTTCGGATAAATTCCTATTATTTAATGTGTTGCTAGGAATTAAACCCCCATGTTTTAGACTACCTATTTTTTTAAATGCTTCGGTAAGCATTTGCAACAATTTTTTATTTTACATTTTATTTAGATGAATCATCTTTTATCCTTTTCATAAACTTTTTATTATATCTCTTAAGTGCATCTTCTGCATCTGATAATATATATTTTACTCTACTTTTTTCGTTAATATAACTACCACAATATTTACAAACTTCTATATCTTTTCTAGTTTTTTTAGCCATTTATAATACTTTCTATTGTATTTATACTTTGTTCCAAATAATTGCCTTATTGCACATTTCATGCAAATTTTACACAAGTATTCTTTAGTTACTATAGAATACCATTTAAAAAAATAAGTATCATAAAAATACTTATCACAAGACTCACATCTATCGTCAGTCTTGGCTATTGGTATCATTCGTTTCAAATACCAATTTACCCCCTAACTCTAAATATCTACGAGTTACCCCTGTAATCATTTTATGAGTTATAATATCTCCTGTGTACTTTGATGGTTTGCCCACATTTTCAGAATAATGATTTAACATTTCTTTTAATGTGTTTCTGACATATTCTCTGTCTGTCATTTTTTTGTCCTTTATCTGATGAGTTAATCTAAGTATTTGAGATGGAGAGCCAACAGGGAGAAAGGAACAACCTTAAAATAAACTCCCCATCTCTAAAATATTACCACAAGAATTTCAAAAAAAAATAAATCCGACTTTATTTTTCCGCTTCAATGCCTTCCTGTGGTAAATCTAATTTTTTAATTTCTTCTAGTGTTTTATTAGCGATACCTGTTTGTTCGCCACCTGAAGTTAATGCTTTTAAACCTTGAACTGCAATGTCTAATTGATGTTTTAGTTTAAGATTTTGAACATCTAGTTTATAAACCTCATTTCTTAATATTTCTATATCTACATTCATTTATTTTGCCTTCATTTTGTTTTTAAATCCTGATAAAATTTCACTAATTTCCTCAGGTGTTGCACTTCTTTGTTCTGCCTGTTTCATGTACTCTTTATGTTTTATAATTTGTTTTTCAACCTTTTGTTCCATTTGAACAGGTATAGAGCCACCATTTTGACAGGCTTTACCAAGCCATCTGTTAGTAAATCCTTTAAAATCTTTTTTAGCTTTGTTGGTATTAGATAATAACCAAACACGAGCTTTCTCACATTCTCCTTTTATATCTACGTTTGGATAAGCCTTTCGCCACATCTCTATTAAATTAGTGGGAATATTATCATAAAAATTATTCACTCTATCCTCATAAGGACTAACAGCTTTTCCTGTATATTTTACTTTAGAATATTCTTTTAACATATATTCAAAAAACTTATGAGCATTTACCCATTGCTCTTTACCATCTTTTCTAATCTTTATCTCTAAAAACATCAAAACCACCTACTTTCTTTTAATCTTTTATATCTTTCTTTATGTCTTCTCTTGGAATCTTCTTGGTAGCATTTTAAACATTTGCTTTTATATTGCCAACCACCTGAAACCTTTTTAGTGTTTTCTTTAGTAATTTTATTATTACAAGTTTTACAAATCATTTTGTCCTTTCTCATAATGTGGGCAGAAATTATGTTGATGTATGATAGGTATTGAGTAACTCCCACCCACATTATCTCATCTTTTTTATTTAGAAGGGTATTTCATCTGAAGTTGCAGATGTACTACTTACTTCTTCTTTTTTCATTGGCTCTTGGAATCTAAGGCTAATAAATTTTTTGCCTGATTTAGAATCCTTCATCCATCCTGCTACTTGCATAGCTTTACCATTAACCTCACATTTACCTGTAAAGAATGGCTGTTTGTTTTCAGGTGTAGCTGTATCATTCTTAAATAAAACACCTGTGTTATTGTTATCATATTCCATGATTTATTTCTCCTAGTTTAACTTATAAGTTACCTGTCTTTTACTATTGGGATACAAGTCCACAATTCTACAATTAAGAAGTTTACACATTGTAGTTAGCCTTTCGTGATTTGGCTTTCTACGATTTGCAATATAATTTGATATATCAGTTTCGCTTACACCAATTTTTTCTGCTACCCACTTCTGCTTTCTGCCTTCTCTTTGTATGATTTCTTTTATATTGTTTTCCATTTATTCTCCTATCCTAAAAATGAATCACCTAAACAAATAAAGGTGAATAATATTATAAGTAAAAAGTCCTCCATATTAAAATCCTCCAAAGTCATTAACTTCAGGTAATGGCTTTTTATCGCCCTTTTCCCACAAGTGTAATCCTAATCCAAACATACCAAGAACCTTTACCATGCAACGTGCTTTAGCATCAGTAATATCTCTTGACGTAGGATTTACTATTGACTTCATAGGCATCATTGATGTCATAACAGGCAATGAAAATTCTCTTGATAAATCGCCAATCATAACCCTGCAATGCACTTCGCAAGTCTTTTTATCTTCTCCATCAAGTTTGTGCCTTCGGAAAGTATTGCAGTTGTTGCAGGACTGATTACGCTTGTTGTTACAAACTTATCAACCATTCTTCGACACATTGTAGAGAATGGTAAGATGGATAAAAAAGAAGAAGAGGAAGAAAT